AGCAGCTTGATCGCCGCGGCGGTGAGGTCCTGCCGGGAACCGATCGGGTCGAATACGAGCAGCGGGGCGGGTTCGTCGACCCCGAAGTTGATGTCGACGAGGTCCTCGACGAGGTGGGCGTTGGCAATGCGCGCAATGGATTCGGCGTACGCCTGCACTGCCTGGATGAACGGGTCCTCGAGGACCGACGCTAGGGCGAATGATCCGCCCTTGCCGTCGAGGTTGAGGAAGTGGGCCAACCCGGACAACGCGATGGCGCGGTCGTGGCCGTCGATCGCCCGCCGGATGTCGGGCAGGTTGCCGGACACGCCGAGCATCTCGAGGATTTGCCCTTGGGCGAGGCCGACGCCCGCGTTGATGCCGCCGCGCAACGACTGCGCCATGGCGGCCATGTCCCGCACCTCCTGCGGGTCGTCGGACCGGGCCGCGGTGCCGACGGGGATACCCATGCCGTTCCGCTCGGCGGTCGCCGCCTCGATGCGGAGCAGCTTGTCCTTGAGCAGCCAATGCTTGTACGCCGACCGCAGGATCGACTTGCCCTGCCACTGCCCCGGCCGCTTGGCGCGGGTGTAGACCACCAGGCGGTTAATCGGGATCTTCGGCGGTGCGATGTTCGCGGCGTAGAGCGGGCCGGTCAACGACACCGGCGGGGCCACCTGCTCGATGGCATCCAACCCGCCGTCGATCGCCACGTGGAACTTGGCGATGGTCCACTGCGGCCGGGGGGCCACCTTGCGGATCCAGATTCGGCCGTCGGGGGACTGCGACCGCGGACGGTACACCTGCTCGAACACGGCGTGGCCGTATTGCAGTGTGGGCGAACACATCTCCTCGAGGTGTTCCATCCACGAGAACCGGCCGCGGGAACGGCCCGGGTTGCGCACCGAATCCTCGCCGTCGATCGGCACACCGAGGTTGCGGGACACGAACTCCGTCACGTCGTCGGATGCACCGTTGGCGATGATCCGCCACTTCGTCGACCGGATCGGCAGCGATATCGCCTCGAGCAGCGACGTCACGCGCGAATCTTCGTTGTCCATCCGCGAGTAGACGCCCACCGACTGCGGCCATTGCAGCTCGGGGACCTTCTCGAACGGATCCCAGATCGTCCAACCGTCGATCTGCGAATTGCCGACGACGTATCCGGTTTCCGCCACCGGCGCGGCGGTCTTGACCTTTTCCGTCATGCCGCCAGGATGCGTCAGAAGGGCGCGTCGAGCACGGACACGTTATCGAGGTCCTGCGGCGCGTACTCGTCGGCGTGCACCGGCGACGCCGTCGCCTTCGGCTCCTCGGCGAACTCGAGCACCGCCCAATGCGCCAACGTCGCCGCCTTCAGCGGGGCAAGAATCGACCCCGACTCGACGTCATCCCAGACCAGATCGCCGCGCGGCAGGGCACGCGTCACCGCCCCCTGCACCGCGTCGTCGAGGATCTTCTGCCCAACGTGGGTGACGTCCGCCGACGCGATGGCGTCGATGATGCCGCCCGTGGCGACGGCCAACTGCGGGGTGTTCGTCACGGTGACCTCGATGCCGAGGTTCTTCATGTGGGGTGCGATCGGTGCCGCCCGCGACTTCGCGTCGACCACGATCGCCACCGGGTCGAATGCCTCGATGCACTCGACGATGGCCGTGGCCGCCTGCCCGATGTTGACGGCCCGAAAGTAGCCAATCTCGAGGTGTACCCGGCCGTCCATGGTGCGTTGCCCGGCCGCGATGCACCACCACCGACGATCCATGGTGCGTTCGATGGCAATTACTATGTCGCCCACCAGGTTTGGGTTGAACTCCACCAGGGTCTCCCATACCTCGAAGTCGATTTCCGACCGGCCCTCGTCGGGGTCCGGCGGCCATTGACCCCACCCGAGATAGTCGGCGTCGAATATGGCTAGCAGCGTCGGCGTCTTCGCGCGCCGCAACTCGCGTGCCACCTCGCGCGCTCGCAGTGTCACACCGTGCGACGGTTGGCACGTCTGCCACGTCTCGGGACTATCGCGCGGTGATCCCGTCGGCGCGGACCACTCCGCGGCATAGAGGTCGGGTTCGTGATGCTGCCCGTTGCGGCGCATCGCGGCGTAGACCAAGCAATCGGGGTGCTCGTCGAACACCACCGCCGTCGATATGAAGATGGTCTGCGGGTTGTCGCTGTTGGACTGCGCGCCCGTCAAGCCGCCGACCATCCGCTCCTTGATGTCGTACGCCTCGTCGAAGATCGCAAGGTCGATGCGCGTCTGCCCACGACCGACGGCCTTCGTGCGGGGGCCCATATGCAGCGAAGCGCCGTTGAGCAGGTGTATCTCGCCGTGATTGCCGGACTTCGTGTGCCCGTCCGGCACCTCGGCGGTGTTGAGGCGGCGCGCCAGCGAAGGCCGCCGGTCGATGATGTCGACGATGCGGTCGTAGACGTCCTCCACGGTGTCCCACCGCTGCGCGGTGTAAATGATCTTCTCGCCGAGGAAGAACATGCCGTAGATGATTCGCAGCGCGATGAGCTGCGTCTTTCCCTGCTGGCGGGTGATGCAGAGGTAGATATCGGGGTGGGTCCACAGGCCGTCTGGCCGGGTCGCCATGATCTTGCGTTCGGTCTCCCACTGCCACCCGAAGAACGGCGCTTCGACCTTGTGGGCGAACCGTGCGCAGTGATCGCCCATGGTGTAGTCGCCGCCGTGGTGCGACTCCCACGTCGGTTTGGGGTTGCCGGTCAACCTTTCTGGTTGGGACACCCACCACGGCCACATGTCGGAGCCGTTGTCGACGCGCAGGCCACGACGCGGTTTGGTGGCGATTCCGGCCGCTTCGGCACGTTCGACCGTGGTGGTTGACACGCTACCGCCCACCGGTTACATTTACACCATGACCGCAACCGAGTGCACGTGCCTCACCACCGAAGACTCCACGCTCCCCCACTACGTCCACTGCCCGGAGGTCGACCACGCCGACGTCGAAGACCACAGCGACATCCGCACCCTCGCCGAGCTTGCCGCCAATAGCGACATCGACACCGCCCTCATGGTTCTGCGCAACTACCGCGCCCGCACCGCCAACTAACCCACCACCACACCCACCAAGGAGTCCGACATGCCAACCACCCAGATCGCCGTCCCCAACGTCTACCTCGTCATCGTGCAAGGCGTCATCCGCCTCGAGGTCCCCTACGCCAACGCCACCGAAGCCCGCCGCGCCATCGTCGGCACCTGCGAACGCGAAGGATGGACCCACACCGGCAACGGAGACGCGGGCACGTTCCTCTACCCGTCCGGCCAGGTCGCCGCCTCCTACGCCATCACGGAAGTTCTGCCGCCGTCCTGGCGCGCCATGCCCAGCCACAAGCTCCGTACGATCCTCGAGGTTCTGGACGACTCGACCGACGCGTGGGACACCGTCGCCGACGAGTTGGCCGAACGCGAGCACGAATGGGAAACGCGGCGCAACAATGGCGGTATCCGCCCGTAGTCGCCCGCAATCCACCAGCCGCCCGCCGTGTTCATTCCGGCGGGCGGTTCGGCGTTCCGGCCACGTCATGGACGCCGGACCCCGACGTAAACCGCGCCGTCATCGTCGTCGAACGCGGCCGGGAACAACTCATAAACGACCGGCGGAGCGCTATCCCACGGCACGATGACCAAGACGCCGTCCGGGTCCACCTGGCCCACACCGTCGAACCCCCACTCGCGGCGGACGTGGCGGCACACGGCAACCGGAGCAGTTGCCGCCGCGGCGACCACCCACACGCTGATCAACACCACCGCGCCACTATCCGACGTCACCCCGTACGGGGTCACCGCGGCACCGTCCACCACAACGACCGACACCGGGTCACTCGACCTTGAGGTCATCGTCCTCCTGCCCCGGCCCCGGCGGCAGTCCCGGCAATCCCGACCTCTGCCGATGGATTTCCGCAAGCAGCGACCGCAGCGCCGTCGCCTGCGACCGCTCCTCCTTGACGAGGTCGTCGACCCGCACCTCGATCTTCGCCACGCCGCCGTCCGTGATCCGCGGCAGTCCCACCGTCGCCCACGCCTTCGCGTCGCCGGACAACACCCGGTCGATGGCCTCGAGGCGGTCGGCGTGACGAGCTGCCTGCCGAATCAACGCCTTCACCATGACGGTGTCCCGGTCCGCCCCCAGTTCGGCCCGGAGAATGGCCCCCTCGGTGCGCTTTGGGCCCGCCGCGACCCGCTTCCGCGCCGGTTGTTTCCGAGGTGCCGCCTTTTTCGCCGGTGCGGCACCCGTTCCGGCCCCCCGCTTGGCCGCCCTTTTGGCCGGTGTGGGCGTCGCTTGGGCGTCGGCGGCGTCCGTCGGGGCGGCCGTCACCGGCCCGCCTCGGGTCGATCTGGGGGGCCGAGGCCGTCATTCTGCGAGGCCGCGCAAAAAAAAGGGCGAC